CCGTGGCATCGGTTTGAGACGGGGGATTGCTGGCTGGTCTACCTGGCCGCCGGGAATGTGATTGCGGAGGCGCGGCGCTGGATGCCTTGGCGTGTGCCTTACCTGGCCTGGGAGCGGGGGAATAGGCTCCGGATTTTCCGAACGGATCGGGTGTTACGCGCAGTTGCCTGAAAAAAACTATTGCATGGCCTTTGCGAAAATCGCTCGGTGGCGATTAAACGGCCATGTGGATACTCACGCGACACACTTTCAACGGTCACCAGCTCGCGCCGGTGATGACGTTCTTTAAGGGCGGATCGGCCCCTAAGCCGAAGCGGGACAAGACCAAGCTCCCCAAGCCTCCCGAGCCTTTGCCGCCGCCCCCGCCGCCTACTGAGGTGCGGCCTGATGTCGATCAGGTGGTGACTGATGCCCGTTCCCGTGACGCGAAGAAGCGCGGGATGGCTGCCACGTTGCTGGCCGGGGAAACCGGCGGCATCACCCCTTCCGGCAAGAAGACGCTCCTGGGATGATCAACGCCTCTCCAGAGCTTGCCAAGCGGTTGCTGGACCGGCATGCGACCCTGAAGGGGGATCGCGCGCCGTGGGATGCGTTCTGGCAGGAGGTAGGCGATTACGTGATGCCCCGGAAGGCGGAGATCACGTCCCGGGTGGACACGCCGAGCACGGCAAAGCATCAGACGCTTTTTGATTCCACGACGGTGCGCTCCAACAACATCCTCGCCAACGGTCAGTTGGCCTGGATGACGCCGCATTCAAGCGTCTGGTGTTCGTTCGACGCCCCGCCGGAACTGGCGGGAAATGACGCGGTGGCGCAATGGTTCAAGCGGTGCACGGAGATCATGCACCTGGAGCTTGCGCGCTCGAACTTCTACAGCGAGATCCACGAGCTTTACCTTGATCGCGGGGCGTTCGGGACGGCGGCGATCTTCTGTGAGGAGGGCCGCCGGGGGCCGTTGCGCTTTGAGACGTGGAATGTCGGCTCTTATTCCATAGCCGAGGACGACGAGGGCTATGTGGACACCATGAGCCGGGAGTATTGTTTCACGCTCCGGCAGGCGGCGCAGCATTTCGGGGAGGAGAATCTGAGCGAGCCGATGCGCAAGGCGCTGGCTGAGAATAACCCGAAGAAGCTCGATGAGCGGCACACGTTCATTCACATGATCTATCCTCGCAACCCGGAGGAGATCGACCCGAGCAAGGCAGACCCGGCGAACATGCCGATTGCTTCGGTCTACATTGACGAGAAGGCGAAGCAGATCGTGCGGATTTCCGGGTTTCGTGAGCTGCCGTTTTTCGTGACGCGGTTCCTGAAGTGGGGGAAGGCGGCTTATGGGTGGTCGCCGTCTTGGCTCGCCCTGCCGGATGCGCGGCAGCTCAACTTCCTTGAAATGAACCTGGACGCGCTGGCCGAGGTAACGGCGTTTCCGCGCATGTTGATCCCTCAGAACTATGTGGGCGACATCGACACCCGGGCCGGGGGCGTGACCTATTTCGACGCGAACAACCCGAATGCGATCCCGCGAGAGTGGGCAACCGCGGGGCGCTATGACGTGGGCCTTGACCGGGCGAACCGGAAGCAAAAGGCCATTGAGGCCGCGTTTCACGTGGATCTCTTCCAGATGTTCGCCCAGCTCGAGCGCGGCAACATGACGGCTACGGAGGTAGCGGAGCGCGCGGCAGAGAAGCTGATTCAGTTCTCGCCCACGTTTGCCCGGATGACGACGGAGCTATTCAACCCGATGTTGCGCCGGGTGTTCGCGCTGCTGCTCCGGGGTGGGTTCTTTCCGCCCGTGCCGCAAGAGGCGATCATACAGGACGCGGCGGGGGCTTACCTGCCGGAGCCGAAGATCAGCTATTCCTCGCGCATTGCGATGTCGATCCGGGCGCTGGAGAACAATGCGTTTGCCCGCTCGCTCTCGATGGTGATGCCGCTCGCGCAGATTCGGCCCGATGTGCTCGACAACTACGACTTCGACCGGATCATCCGCGACTCCTCGCGCAACGATGGCGTGCCAGCGGAATGGCTGGCCGATGCTGAAACCGTGGCGCAGGTGCGTCAGGCGCGCGCTGAGGCCGCGGCGCAGCAAGCTCAGATGGAGCAGGCGCAGATGTTGGCCGACGCCGCCGGGAAGGCGGGGAATATCAAACCGGATAGCGCGGTGGGCAAGGCGCTGGAGGAGGGGATGGGATGATTGACGCGACAGAAGCCGCACGGATCGAAAAAGCCAAGCGCGCGCAACGGGTGATCAATGCCTATCGCGCCCTCTTCGCATCCGAAGATGGCAAGCTGGTGCTCGAAGACCTCCGCGAGAAGTTCGGGACGGAGATGCCCACGTTCATTCCGAAGGCGGATGGCGGTTTTGACCCACTGTGGGCGGCCGTGCGCGACGGTCAGCGGCAGGTTCTGATCCATATCGAATACCAACGGTCGCTCCCGGCCAAGGGGGACGGGAACGTTGAAGAACCCCAAACCAAAGTAATCAAATCATGATCGAGACGAAAGACGGACAGGTTTTCAAGGACGGCGCTCTGGTGGGCGTTGTGGAGGGCGAAACGCTGGTTGTGCCCGCGAAGCTGCATCACAAGGTGGTTGCGCAGATTGAGAAGGAAACCGGGCTGAAGGTGGTGGTTCAGGCTGTTGAGCCAAAGCAGCCCGAAGATTCAAACCAACCGCCAGAGGGCTCTAAGCAGGATGATCCGCCTACGCCGCCAGAGCCGCCGGTCGAGCCCGCGACTGTGACCGAAGAACCCGAACCTCCCAAAGATCACCGGGGCGACAAAACCCCGGCTTATGTCGAGTGGATGTTCCGAAACCGGCCAGAGGAGGCCGCGAAGCGGTACGCGAACCGGAAGATTGAACGATAATCCTTATGCCTGGAGAAACCCTACTTGATACCGGGGCCGCCAATGATGCGGCCAATAACACCAACGCCAACGACGGAGGCGGAAACACGAACACCAATACCGCCCCTGTCGGCCTCCTGAACCCGGACGGCACCTTTGCTGAAGGCTGGCTTGATCGGCTGCCGGAGGGGCTGAAAGAGTCCCGTGCCTCGCTGGAGAAGTTCCAGAACTTCGGCGACCTGGCCAAGAGCTACGTCTCGCTTCAAACCGTCATGGGGCAGAAGGCGAGCGCCGTCACGATTCCGAACGAGAAATCCACGCCGGAGGAGATTGCGGCTTACCGCAAGGCCCTCGGTGTGCCGGACGCGCCGGAAGGCTACACGTTGAAGCCGGAGCAGCTTCCCGAAGGGCTTTCGTGGGATGACGAGCTTGCCAAGGGGTTCGCGGAGATCGCCCACAAGCACAACATTCCCCCGGCGGCCATGAAGGAGTTGACCGAGCGGTTCATTGCCAGCGAAGCAGCCAAACTGGAGGAATACTCCAAGACGGCCTACGCCGAACTCGAAACCGGGCGCGCCGAGCTCAAGAAGGAGTTTGGCGGGAACTTCGAGAAGAACATCGCGCTCGCCACCCGCGTGGCCAACACGGTGGGGCTTGATCCTGAATCGCCGGGGTTGCGTGACCCCAACGTGGTTAAGGCGCTCGTGCGTGTGGGCTCGCTGATCGCCGAGGATAAGATTGCGGAGATCGGGAAATCCGTGCAGCCGGGCGGGATGTCCTCCAAGGATATTCAGACCAACCCGAATAACCCCTATTTCAAGCGGTATCAGGACGGCGATCCGGAGGTTGTCAATCTGGTCCGCGATCTGATGCGACGCGGGCTTTAATCATTTGTTCATGGGGAGAGGGTCGGAGCCTTGCATGGGCTCCGGCCCTTTTTGCGTTTCGGCGAAAATAACTATTGCATGCCCTTCGCGAAATTCGCACGAAGCGAAATGACGACGGTGGACAACTCCTCTGGAGCCCGCCAGCGGCAAACCCAAACGACGACGACCCGCACGGTGCGGATAATCGCTCATGCCGTTGGGCTCAATCAACAACAGGAGATTTTCAACCAATGCCTGATCCAATTCTTACGATTCCCCAGCACTTCCCGATTGAGTTCGGGACGAACTGGGAATTCCTTTGCCAGCAGAAGCCGTCCGTGCTCAGAAACTATGTCACCACGGCCACGGTCAACGGCGAGAAGAAGAGCTTTAACCAGCTCGGCCAAATGACGATGAGCCGAATTACGAACCGGCTCGATAACACCCGCATTTCGGAGCTCGGGAGCGAAAAGCGCTGGCTCTCCAGCGTTCCGTATGATGTCGCCAACCTGTTCGATGAATGGGACAGCGATTTCCTCGGCTCCGTCGTTCTTCCGACCAGCGAGACGGTGCAGGCGCATCACTTCGCCTACAACCGGCTATGTGACCAGGTGATTATCAATGCCGCCCTCGGCACCGCCTACAGCGGCGAGGATGGCGTGACGGCAACGCCGTTCGATTCCAACCAGCTGATCCCGGCGGATTATGTCCTCACCGGCAGCGCGAGCAATTCGGGGCTAACCATCCCGAAGCTGATCGAGCTCAAGGGCCTCTTCGGCAAGAACGAGGTTCCGGAGGAAGAAGAAATCATCTTCGTCTACACGCAGAGCCAGCTTAACAACCTGCTCAACAACACGCAGGCGACCAGCTCGGACTATGCCGCCGTCAAGGCGCTCGTGGACGGGAAGATCAACCACTTCCTAGGGATGACCTGGAAGCGTTGCGAGCTGCTGCCGCTGGATAGCAGCGACATCCGTACCTGCTTCGCTTTCGTGAAGCGGGCAATCAAGTTCGCGGACTCCGGGCGCAAGGTCCATATGGACGTTCGCGCGGACAAGAACCATGCGCTCCAGATTCGCAGCGTCGCCAAGCTCGGCGCGGTGCGGATGGAAGAGAAGCTGGTGGCGGCGGTCGCGTGCGACGAAAGCCCGAGCGGTGGCGAGTAAACCTCAGCACTAAAAAGGAGATCATAAGATTATGCCTGATCCTGTTACGTTCAAAACTGCCCTTGCCGAGAAGCAGGATTCCACCGCCGCCAAGAACCGTCCCAACGGTTTCGAGACGGGTGCGGCCCTGCTTTGTCTGACTGCGACCTACACCGCGACCGGCACCGAGGTAGCCAGCGATGTCATCGACATTGCTGACCTGCCTATCGGTGCTCAACTGGTTCCGAACCTCTGCACCGTCGTTTCCGAAGGACTCGGCGGGACTACGGGGACGATTGCCAAGCTTGGCGACGCCGAGGACGATGATCGCTATTCCGCGACCGCAATCGCCTTGACGGCCGCGGGGATTGTCGCGGTGACGCCAACCAATGCGGCGATGTTGACGCCTCATACCGTCACGGAGGCAACCCAGCGCATCAAGGGAGTAATCGGCCTTGCCAGCGGTAGCTTTACCGCCGGAAAGAAGGTGCGCTTCCAGCTGGTGTTCAAAATGCCCGGGCACTGATCCGGGGTTTGCCATAGCCCTCCGGCGTGATTCGGCCCGCGCCGGAGGGCTTCCCATAGGGCCGATCCCTTCCTATGGCCGACAACATTACCATTTGCAACCTGGCACTCGGCAAAGTCTGTGAGGCTCAGATCACCTCTCTTGAGGAAGCGAGCCAGCCCGCGCGGCTTTGCAAGCTCTTCTACGCGCAGACGCGGGACGAAGTGTTGCAGTCGGCGCTTTGGAACTTCGCCACGAAGCGCGAGACGCTTTCCCGGTTGGCGGATTCGCCACCGTTTGGCTGGAACTATCAGTACCAGCTTCCGAGCGATTACCTTGCGGTGATCCAGCTCAATTCCTGGCAGGCGCATGAGGCGCGCGACCTGTACGAGATCGAGGGGCAACGGCTGCTTACCGATGAAGAACAAGCGCAGTTGCTCTACACGGCGCGCATTGAGGATTCGGAGATTTTCCCGCCGCTTTTTGTTGAGGCGCTTTATACGAAGCTGGCAAGCAAGCTCGCGGATTCGTTGACGGGGAGCGCCAGCAAGGCCGAGGGATTGCTTGGGGAGTTCAAGCGGCTGATCGAGCCGCTGGCGCTCAAGGCCAATGCCCGCGAGGGACGAGGGAGGCGGAAGCTGCCGTATGTGGAGAGTGACTTTGTGAGGGCGCGCTACGGGGTATGAACCACCTGATTCCATCGTTCAATGCCGGTGAGCTTTCGCCCCGGCTGGAGTCGCGGCCTGACCTGGAGAAGTACGGGGCCGGGTGTCGGCTGCTTCAGAACTTCCTCAT